TATGGCTTTTTGGAGTTGGGCAACTTTGGACAAAATGTCCATCCGTCGTGGACAAAACGGGGTGAACGGAGGTCAAAATACGATCTCTCGTTTTCTCCGTTTTTCTTTGATTTTCTCATCCCGCATGTGGAGGTGATTCCCATGTTGCGTCACCAGCATGGACAGTGAAATATGTTTGAGGTGAGGAGCTGATGGCACGGCATCCTGAAATATACGCCTCGCCTGAATGGCGGAAGGTTCGGCAGTTTGTCATAAGGCGAGCAAATGGATTGTGCGAGCAGTGCCTGCGAGAGGGCAGGACGGAAGCCGGTAAAGAGGTTGACCACATCATAGAGCTGACTGACACCAACAAGCATGACTGGAACATCGCTTACAATCCGGACAACTTGCAGTTTCTGTGCTCAATGTGCCACAACATCAAGCACGGCAGATGTTCGGGGTTGCATCGGTTTATGAACCCAGTATAGGGAGTCCCCCCCTTCAGGAAAGAGGTACCCTCATTTTTGGAGACCGCCGCCCGCAGTTTCATTTTTACGCGAGGCTCGCGCGCGAGAGGGGGGTATAAAACTCGCCAGAAAGGAAGTGATATTTATGGCGAAATCAGCAGAATTGACGAGAGATGAGCGGATCAAGAAAGAGTTATCCAGACTACGGCGCAGTTTGAAGGATGTACCAAAGAATAAGCTGACGACTGCAGAAGGACTGATCCATAGAGCGGCTTTTTTGCGTGTGGAATTGGAGGATCTGGAGGCGGACATCAATGCAAACGGAACAACGGAGCAATACCAGAATGGACCAGGCGCAATGCCAATGACACGGATCCGCGCGGCTGCCCAACAGCACAACACGATGATGAAAAACTATACAACGGTTTGTCGCCAGCTTGCTGATCTGATCCCGGAGAGTGCAACCGCGACAACGAAGAAAGAATCCGATGCGTTCGTGGAGATCCTCCAGCGGAAAAGCGGTATGAGACGTGTCAAGTAAAACACCGAAATATATCCAAGATTGGCATGATTACATCGAACGCGAACCGGATAAACACTGCGAAGACATCAAAGCACTCAAACGGATGATCGAAGAACTGCTCCAAAGCAATGAGGTTTGGTACGACGAAACCGATGTCGAGGCATTCATAGATTTTTGCAAACTGGTAAAGCATCGAGAAGGCCGATGGGCCGGCCAGCCGTTGGAATTGTCCCTGGAGCAGAAGTACATCGCGGCATGTGTGTTTGGCTTCAAGATATACGACGAAGAGTTTCAGATGGAAGTCCGGTACTTCACGGAGGTTGTGCTGCTTGTCGCCCGGAAGTGGGGAAAATCAACGTTCATCTCTGCGATTGCAGATTTTCTCCTAATGGCCGATGGCGAGCCGGCTGCGCAAGTGTGGACGCTCGCCACACAAAAAACGCAGGCAGCTATTGTATACGAGAATGCGAAGGCTTTTTTGCAATCAAGCGACGTGCTGACGCCACCGAACAATCCGCGCAAATACTGGCGAACAAAGCGCGACAAGGACAACAGCGAAATGATCCTGTTTCCTGCGATGAACAGTTACATGAAAGCTGGGAGCAAGAATAGCCAATCGCAAGACGGTCTGAACCCACATGGCGTAATCATCGACGAGTTGCATGCTATCAAAGACCGCAACACTTACGATGTATTTTCGTCAGCGATGGGCGCGCGAACGCAACCATTGATCGTTGTCATATCCACTTTTGGATTTGTTCGCGAAGGCATTTTCGACAGCATCTTGAAAAGGTGTGAGGAAAGGCTTTCCGGGAAAAGCCAAGAGCGTCTTTTCCCAATGATCTTCCGTATCGATAAAGATGACAACCCGGAAGATCGTTCTTGCTGGATCAAAGCAAACCCAGGCATTCCGGACGCCAGGCCGGCCATGCGTTATCTGGAAGGCGAATATCAAAAGGCATTGAAGGACCCGGCACAGATGCCCTCCTTTCTGGCGAAACACTTGAACCGAGCAAGCGGAACAAGCGTGGTGTACTTCAACCTGCAGGAAGTCGATCGCTGTGCAATCGACATGTCGCTTGATATGCTCCAGAATAAATACGCAGTCGGTGGAGTGGATGCATCCGAGACAACAGACCTAACCTGCGCGACCGCGCTGATCCCGTTTGGAGGGAAACTGTACATCTTCCAGAAGTATTTCATCGCCAGACAGCGCCTCGAAAAGAACAGCAAGCAGGACCAGATAGCTTATGAAAGCTTTTGCAAAACAGGCGCTTCCGATCCACTTAACGACGAGCTGCTGCACATCTGCGAAGGAAGCATGGTTGATCTCCAGGACATTGCAGATTGGTATCAATACCTATCGCAGGAATATGGGGTCGTGTTTTGGAAGATCGGATCCGACCGATGGCATTTCAACGAGCTACAGAAAAAACTTGAGGCTCATGGTTTCATGCAGGAAGAACCAGACGGCCGCGGCGTGACATTCCCCATCGCTTGGGGCGCTAAAACTCTCAGTGAGCCTATGAAGCAGACAAAGGTGCTCTTTGCAGATCAGATCTTTCAATTCAGCCGACATAACGGCCTTCTGCGTTGGTGCGTGACGAACACAGCCGCAAGGATTGACGCCAACGGGAATATACAACCTGACAAACGAGCAAGCCGAGCAAGGATTGACGGTTACGCCAGTCTGTTAGCTGCTTACATCGCTTACCAGAAAGCGAAAGACGATTTCAATATGTTCCAACCCTGAGAACCGAAACCCGGTTCTTTTTCTTTTGAAAGATGGTGAGAAAGTGAAATGGTGGAATCGATTGCTAAATAAAACTGACGGAGGTCAGTGGGTAGTCAATCTGATTACAGATCGCAACGACTGGTATTCACCTTGGGGTGGCAGTTTATTTGCGTCTGATATCATTCGGGCAGCGATCAGGCCAAAGGTAAAGGCGATCGGGAAACTGTCGGCATTGCACATTCGAGAAGGTCCCGATGGCATAAAAATCAATCCGGATCCGTACATGAGGATCCTCCTGGAAGACCCAAATCCATATTCAAGTGGGCAGATGTTCCGCGAAAAGTTGGCCACTCAGCTTGCGCTCAATGGCAATGCCTTTGCACTGATCTATCGCGACGAAAATGGATATCCCATGCAGATGTATCCGATCAATGCGGTGCAAGCACAAGCGATTCGATCTGAGACGGCCGACTTGATGCTGAAATTCTGGTTCCCGCGGGGGCAGACATTGACGGTGCCGTATGCAGATGTGATCCATTTGCGGGATGATTACAACGAAAATGATCTTTTCGGCAGTCCGAAGGCTGAAGCATTGAAGCCGATAATGGAGATCATCAATGCGTCGGACCAGTCAATCGTAAATGCCGTAAAAAATTCTTCTGTCGTTCGGTGGATATTGAAGTTCAAAGCGTCGCTGAAAAAAGAAGATCGCGACATGCAGGTAAAAGAGTTTGTTGACAGTTATTTGTCTGCAAACGCGGAAGGGGGCGTCGTTGCCCAAGACCCTCGGTACGACGTGGAAGAAGTGAATGCGGGGAAACAGTATGTCCCAAGTACGCCCCAACAGGAAAAGGCTATACAGCGTCTGTATAGCTTTTTTGGCGTGAATGACAAAATCGTACAGGCAAAATACACCGAAGACGAATGGCTTGCGTTTTATGAGGCTGAGATCGAGCCATTGGCGCAGCAAATGAGTGAAGAATTCACACGCAAACTGTTCAGCCGCAGAGAGCGCGGCCATGGAAATCGAATCTCATTTGGCGGTACCGATCTTTCGTTTGCTTCCATGCAAACAAAGTTGTCTTTAATGCAGATGGTGGACCGCGGCGCAATGACCGCAAACGAGTGGCGGCGCGTGATGAACCTGCCGCCGATTGAAGGCGGTGACGTGGCCGTCAGACGTTTGGACATGGCACCAGTAGATGATCAGAAAGGAGGTGGAAACAATGCCAAAAACGATCGAAATCAAAGGCGTGATCGTATCTGACGATGAGAAGTGGATTTATGACTGGTTTGGCATCGCTGCAGTTAGTCCTTCTGACGTAACAAACGCGCTTCTGGATGCAGATGGGGATGACGTTGATGTCATCATCAACTCTGGAGGCGGATCCGTGTTCGCTGGAAGCGAGATTTACACTGCGTTAAGAGATTACAAGGGGCAGGTATTGGTCAAGATCGTTGGCCTAGCTGCCAGTGCCGCAAGCGTCATTGCAATGGCGGGTGATTTGGTCGCTATTTCACCGACCGCGCAGATCATGATTCATAATGCATGGTCAAGGGCTGTCGGAGACTATCGAGACATGCAGCATACGTCCGATTGGCTGAAAAACATAAACACGTCAATCGCGAATGCCTACCGCCTAAAAACCGGTCTGTCGGACGACGAGCTGAAGGACATGATGGACAAGGAAACATGGTTCAATGCGCAGCAGGCTCTTGAGAAAGGCTTTGTTGACGAGATCATGTTTGATGAGCAGAAGCAATTGGCGGCCAGCTTTGGCGCAGCAGGTTTGTTGCCGCAGGAAGTCGTTGCAAAAATGCGTGCGTTTCTGAAAAAGGAACAAGGCGCAAATTCCGGCCAAGACCAAGAAAAGCAAAAACAGCTCTACGCTGCCAGGTTAAATCTTCTGAAACTGAAAGGGGTATGTGAGCATGAATAAAAAAGAGTATTTGGAGAAACGCGCTGCACTTTTGGCTGAAGCCGAAGCAGCGCTGAATAGCGGTAACATCGAAAGATATGAAACATTGGAAAAAGAAATCAAGGAACTTGATTCCAATTTTGAAGAGTTCACAAAAGCGCAGGCAAACACTGCTGCATTGCAAGGTCGCTTTTATAACTTGGTAAACGCGCCGGTTGTTGAAGATAACGAAGGGGTAATTGCCAAAACAGTAGATACGAAATCGGAATTCGCTCGGATCGCATCAGAGCGTGGTAAAGCGCTCAAGGCTAACCAAACTGTAAACTACTCGGCCAACATCATTGTTCCGCAAAATGCGGTTACTCTCTCGTCGTCGGGCATACTCGTTCCAACCCGTGAGGCATCAACACTTGAGCCGACCTTTAACCAGGTATCCAGCCTGATCGATCGCGTGCGTATCATCAACCGTATGGGTGGAGAAAGCTTCAAACAGCCATACGTTACAGGATATGGCGAAGGTGACTATACGGCGGATGGTGCAGATTATGCAGACGCAGATACGACGTTTGGCCTGGCTGACATCAATAAAGCCAAGATTACGGCGTACAGCGAAGAAGACGAGGGTGTTCTGAAACTCCCAGATATCGATTACGATGCTGAAATCCAGAGAGGCATTACCATTGCACTGCGTAAAAAGATTTCACGTCAAATTCTCCTTGGGGCCGGTACAACGAACACGCTGACCGGCATTTTTTCAGCGAACGCTAAAGCGATTGATGCGGCAACTGACAAGAACATCGCCGCAATCGATGAGAACACCCTGGACGAGATTGTGTTCAGCTACGGCGGAGATGAGGATGTAGAGGACGCAGCTGTGCTTATCCTGAGTAAAGCTGATTTGAAAGCTTTTGTGCAACTCCGTTCTGCTCAGGGTAACCGGATCCACAAAGTTGTGGTGAATGGTAATGTGGGCACGATCGACGGCATCCCGTTTATCATTAACAGCGCATGCAAACCTATCAGTTCGTCCGATACGCAAGCGGGAGAATACAGCATGGCCTATGGATCCCTGTCCAGCTATGGCCTGTCGATCTTCTCCGATATTGATGTACAGCGCAGCATGGACTACAAGTTTAAATCAGGCCAAATCGCGCATCGCGGTAGCATCTATGTCGGCGGAAACGTAATCCGCAAAAACGGATTCTTGCGTGTCAAAAAGGCGTAAGGACGTGATCTAAGTGTCCTATAGAACATTACGATCCTTTGTTGATCCTCTGACCAGCAAGCCATACAGGAAAGGTACAGAGTATGACTGCGCCGACAAGAAGCACATCGAGAAATTGACTGAATTCGGATTGATTGAAGCGCTGAAGGAAACTCAGGACCGTGAATCGGATCCTGCCCCAAAACGTACCCGTAAGCGTGGTGCATCTGATGGCGATTCTTGATGATGTGAAGGCGGCGCTACGAATAAGTAACGTCCAGACAGCATTTGACGATGAGATCAACAGCCTTATCGCGGCAGCCCGACAGGACCTGATCCTGTCCGGGCTGCTTGCTAGTAAGGCGAATGATGATGAAGATGCATTGATCAAGCGAGCAATCACGGTATACGTTAAATGTCATTTTGGCTGGGACAACCCGGATCACGAGCGGTTGCTGAGAGCATACGAGATGCTGAAAAACCACCTGACATTGTCTGCTGAGTACACTGTCCAACCGGAAGGCGGGTGATTGGCATGCTTTGGCGGGATGTTGTTTCGCTCATCTCTGTGGCGGAAGTCGAGGTCAGCCAAAATGTTTTTCAGCTTGCTGAGTCCTCCAGGAGTGTGTTTGCCAACAAAAAATCCGTGAATCGGGATGAGTTTTACAAAGCATATGCCAACGCGCTGCGTCCGACGGTGGCGTTTGACATACGCGCGGCGGAGTATTCCGGCGAGCAGAAATTGCGGCATAACGGGACGGACTACATGATCATCCGGACGTACAGCCGAAATGACGAAACGATCGAATTGGTGTGCCAGGCGTTCGACGATGTGCAAACCAATCTTGCTCACCTTCGTGATACCGTTGAAATCTGGCACAACACGTTCATCGAAAACAGCATGGGCGAGAGCTCGCCAATGGAGAAGCGTTTGTTCACTCTGCCTGCTCGCGTGGAGTATAGAGGCGGCAAATCTGGAATCGCAGACGGCGTAATCGAAACGACAAACAACGTCATTGTAACGATTCGATATCGCGAGGGCATCACGCCAGATATGTTCCTTAAAATTGGCGGGCAGCGCTTTGATATTCGCTACATTGAGGATCCGTTCAACCGACACGAGACGCTCATCCTGACTGCAGAGAGGGTGGTCCCGTAATGCTAAGCCGCGCGCAAATAAACAAGGCAATTAACGACAAATTAAAGGCTGAGTTTCCGGATGTCCCGATCCAAAGTCAGGACGTAAAGGAGGGTTTTTCGCGGCCCTCCTTTTTCGTATCTCTCGAAACAAACCGGACTGAGTCTTTCCAGTTCAACACTCTCCGCGAAATGACGTGCCGAATCCTCTATTTTCCGAAGGACCGCTATGTGTTCAAGGAAGAGGCGTATGACGTCATGGACCGACTTGAGAAGCTGTTCGGACTTAATTTTCCGGTTGCCGGACGGGTGATAACCATCGACGGAGCGACATCAGACATCATCGATAAAGTGCTGCATTATGACTTTGACTTTACCTACTACGACGATTCAACTTATGAGGAACCCGGTGGCGGCAGCCAGGATCTGATGAGGGAGTTGAACATCCGTGGCTGATTTTGAAATCGATTCGCGGGAGTTGGAGGAGTTTCAACGCGAGTTGGATGCGCTTGTTAAGCGATTTCCGAATGAAGCTAAGCGGTTGATGGTTCGATCGGGTAACCACGCACGGAAAATCGTTCTTCGAAAAGCCAAGCAATCGGTGATTGAGGACACCGGCGAGTACTTCAGCTCAATAAAACGGGGCAAGGTATGGGTTGATGAGAGCACCGATGAATACAAAGTCAGAACCTATAGCAGGAGTCCACATGCCCATCTTTTGGAGTACGGGCACCGAATGGTCGGGCATGAACCGGACAAAAAAGAGCTGGGATTCGTCTTGGGATTCCATATCTTTGACAAGGCGGCAAAAGAGATCAACCAGAAATGGAACGGGATCCTGGAAAAAGAGTTTGACAAGATCATGAGCAAGTTATAGGAGGTGTCGGCATGGGACTGCCTGAGATTTCGATTATCTTCTCGTCTCTGGCCGTATCGGCAATCCAGAGGAGCCAGCGCGGAATCGTGGCGCTTATCCTCAAGGACAATACTGGTAACTTTGATACAAAAGAGTACAAATCTGTATCTGAAATCCAATCAAGCGATTGGTCCGCGCCCAACCTGCAGTATATCAAGGACGCCTTCCTTGGCACACCGTCGAAGGTGATTGTGGAGAGAATCGACACAAGCGCCACGGATTACAACGATGCTCTTTCCCGATTGGGGAGCAAACGGTGGAATTACTT